TCTCTATCAGTTTTAACAGTAATCGAATCTAAAATATCAACTAAAGATAAACTTATACTTGTTGCATTAACACTAAATCTACCGCCATCATCTTGAAACTTAAGAAGATAAGTTCCTGGTAAGGCTGGACAAATTACTTCGTTAGTAGCTCCAGCTACTGCTGGAATTACGTCTACAGCAGATTCAAAAGTTGCTCCTGCTCCTGTCTGATTAGAATGTCTAATAAAAACTCTTCCTCCATGTAAAACATCAAGAGCAATAGTTTGAGTAAATCTTAGTCTTACAAACTGTTCATTTATTGGTTCAATAGTTAAATTAGAAACATCCTCAGGAGGATCTATTTTACCGTCAGTAGATATTGTTCCACTTAAAGGACTTGTTGATAATTTACCTGCTCCATTATATGAATAAACTTCAATATCATAACTTCCCTTTTTAGTATCCATAATCTCAAAATCATTACCAAAAACAACTTGAGTTATAAAATTATCTTTTATATTATCTTCTGCAACAAAACGATAATTTAATTGATATTGATTACCTCCTTGTGGTTTTTCAAAAACTTGAAGTACACCATTGCTATCTGTAATATTAAATGTGGTAGAAGGTTCTTTCCAACTAATAATTAACTTTGTTCTGGCAACACCATTTACAACTATAGTTTTCTCTTCTCCCTCTAAGTTGCTAGGAGGAGATAAGGGATCATTTAAAACAGATATTTTTCTTTCTGGTAAAGGTGCATTATTTTCAATAAAATTATATTTACCTTCTACATAACTTAAAGCAGTAATAGCATAATTTATACCATCCTGTTCTTCTACTTGAATAACTCTAAATAGTTGAGTTTGAAGAGTTGTACTGGATATAAGATAAGGTGAATTTGTTGCTGGTGCAGATGTAAAAGTAGATTGGGTTGTTTGATTACCTTCACTATCCGTTTTTAACACACTATTTACAGTAATAACTGCTCCTGTAATATCAGAAATACTACCAACTTCTACAGTTCCATCAGAAAGCATTGCACTAATTGTTGGGTTATCGTTTAAAGCTGGTAAGTTTGTTTGTGCCTGTGCATCTATAGTTATAGTCGAAGTTGTCGCAGATACAATACGACCACCTCTTCTTGTACCTGCCCTGACAGGATCAGCTATTTCAATTACAGAACCAGGTCTTACCAATAGACCAGAATCTATTGAAGTTGTAAAAGAACAAGTTTCACTTTCATTTTGTTCGGCAAAAAGTATTGCACGACCTAATCTCGCAGCCTGATTACGAGAAGTACAACCAAATGCTTTTACTTGTTTAACAATCGTTCCAAGTTTAGATATTGCTGTTGCATCTTCTACTACCTCAAAGTCTACTTCTTTTGAATCCATATTAAAATAACTCACGGAAACAACAGAATGACGTTGTTTTAAGCTGCTACCTTGATATGTAAAACCTGTCTCTCCTACATTAGATAAATTAAATAAATAACTCGGTGATGTAGGTTTATCTTGGGCAATACTTATTGTTCCAGCAGACCATATTGGCATACATCTCATAACACCTGCCAAATCTTTTATTGCATCAAAAGCTTCTTGAGGACTTTGAATATTTACATTACAACTAAACCTTGCTTCTTTTGTACCTGCACCTGTTCCATCATCTATTAATTCATTTGCAAATTTAGATGCAGCAAAAAAACTAAATAAATCAAGATTAGAAAAAGTTGTGGCATCAGTTGTTTGATCTGGTGCAATATGATCTCCTAACCCATAGCGTTTAGTTGTAAGAAGATCAAGAAGTATCATCGAAGGACAACTGCACCATATTGCTGGCTGCATTGTTCCAGCAAATATATAGTTAGGTGGATACTGTATTCTGCCTGTATTTATATCAACTGTTGGTGTTCCAGAATTATTAGCACCCGCACCTGGTATTCTTACTTTTATTCCTCTAATTTTATACCTTCTTGATGGAACTGCATTAAAAATCTTACTATCTACCCTTAATGCCATGTAAGCACTATTTGGATAAGTTGAACTACTATCAACAACTTGTTGTATAAAAGAAAAAGTAAACTCATCTCTTAAAAAACCAGCAGGGTCAGCATCAGCAGTGATTCTTTCGACTTTAATATTGACAGGAAAACTAAGAGCAGTTCCATTAGAATCAACCATTTCAAGTCTATGATCTCTTGAATAAGAATCAGCAGTTCTACCTGATACAGAGGTATTTACTCTTTCTACATAAGAACCTCCACTTGCTTGAACAGAAATTTTATATTCAACAGTAGACCCATGAATATTGCCATCATCATCTGATCTTTGAATTTGTGCCCACGTTAGAGTAACAATAACAGCATCACAAGCTGTATCAATTTGTTTTATCACTCCATTACCAGAAGCAGTTACATTAGCACTACTGACACTTTCAGGTGTTCGGTTTTCTGTTGGTATTCCTGATAATTTTGGTTGATTACTCGTTCCAAATCGTGTCTTAAAGGTAACATCTTGAAAATTAAAATCAGATGTAGCTGGATTTGCGTTGTTTGCTTGTGCATTTAAAACAGGAGTATCATTTAAAAACACATCTTTTAAAGCAGCATTATTGTATTCAGTAGATGTTCGATCAGTAATACCAGCTTTAGATGGAGTTGAAAAACCTTCTATTTCCCCTTCAGATATTAAATCTTGAACAGTAGCAAATTGCCTACTATGTAGAGTATCAGGAGCACGATATGGTTTTGGTGGGGGTGGTGGACCACCTGCTCCTCGTATAAGTTTCTTTCTGTCTGTCATCCTTCCACCTGATTAGTGTCTATAGCAGCAGAGATCACAACGGAACCTGTCATAATTTCACCATACACGATGGGAATAGGAGTACCAGCCCTTGATGTATTTTGAAGACCACTAAAACTAAATGATAACTTAGGATCTTGTTCTGAATCAAAACCATTATCTTTGGGTAATGGAAATAACAATTCAGTTACACCTTGTAAAGCTAATGATGCACCAACATAAACTAGAGTTTTAGCTAAAGTACCTGCTTTTGCAAAACCGAAACCTGTGCCAATACCTTTAGATAACGCTAATCCTTGGGGAACAAAAAATGCAGCCCCTATTAATACTGCACCTAACAATATTTTACCTAAACCACCTCTACCAGCACCAGCTATAACTGGCACAAAATGAATATCTTGTTGTCCTATAGGATGATGAACCTCAGTTTTATCAATATCATAATCTCCTACCTTTACCTGATAATAATTAGGACTCATGTGTGATTCTAACTGAGGAAAGTTATTTAATAAAAAACTTACAGCACTACTTACACTACTAACTTCTACCTCAAATTCTTTATGCCCAACAAATTCTGCTAATTTTCCATAAAGTTTTATTTTACGCAACATACCGATACCTCTTTCCTGTACATTTTAACAACCATTCAGAGTAAGGCTCTCTACAAGATAGTCTATCGGTTAAATGATGAATAACATCACCTTCAAAAAATAATGCTACATGATTTAAATTTGGATTCATAATACTCATTAATAAAACATCACCACTTTCAAGTTTTTCATTAGATCTAAGTTCTCTAAAATTAGTTCGCCAAGCACAATCTTCAAACATAGGTTTGTCATTAAACTCCTGAGGTGTTAAAGGTCTTTCCCAATCTCTAAGTTCTATATTTTTTTCTTCTTTATACCAATCTCTTATTAAACTCCAACAATCAGTAATACCCCAAACCCATTGCCTTCCTAATAATGGAGCTTTATAACCTGATGGTTCTAAATATGCCCACTTTTCTGTATTTGGATTCACAATATACCAAGGTAAGTTACTATCTTCACAACTGACTTTATCTGCCTGACTAGGTGTAGGAGGATCTATTGGATGACTATGAAATATAGCTGTAATTTCACCAGTATTATCTGCTTTAACATAATCTTCTGGATCAAGAATAAAACATTGATGATCTGTTATGGCGAGATTTCGACAAGGAAAATATTTTAATTTTCCTCTAATATTTAAAACAATTCCTACAGCTTCTTTAGGATCTTGGTCTTTCGCATGAACCAATGCATCATCTTGCCAAGTCATTGTGTAAACGTGCCAATAGCAGGAAATATTGAACGAGTTGCTTGACGCTTTGGAATACGAACTCCAGCAAGATCCGTAGGAGCAGCAAGTTCAAACTCAACTGTTTCTCTAGTTTCTGCTGATTTACGATCAATAGAATAAATCTCTTTAGGAAATTCTGCGGATGGATCTGCTGTGGCATTTACTCCATCAGCAAAATTATCTGCATCAATGAATTTAGCTAATGTTCTAATTCTGGTAACTGTAGCTCCTGTTAAGTCATTTCCTGCTGTAACTTCATTTACATCCAATAAAATTGAAGAAATTAAACCTGTAGCATTACTTACCACTAATTTTGGTCGAGGCAATTGTCCTTTTTGAAAAGCAAAACCTGATGCCTGTATTGGAAATCTAAGATACTCCACTCCCTTCCACTTAATTTTATTATTTGCATTTAAATTACTACCTGCATGAAAATAATATGTGGTACTAGCACCATGTAATGCTGAATCTAATTTAAGTTGAAATAACTCAATAATTGCAGAAGGATTTATTGATTGTAAATCTGCGAATGTGCTACTAAATGAGACATATCTAACACTATTATCATAAACAGTTTGGCCTACAACACTTGCCCAATTTGGCTCACTAGAACCAGTAGTGCCAGCAGTAGTTACTTTAAAAAATAATCCGTTATTTGCAGAAGTAGGTGCAACTATCGCACCTAAAGACAAGCTAGTACTAGCAGACCAAGTAGTAGTCATTATTAAGAGGGTTCAAATACTTCTCTAAAAGTGGCTTGAATTGTAGCCCTATTGTTATATGGTATTGATTTACTCCAGTTTTCACAAACAAATTCAGAGGATGAACTTTCTCCAGGTGGAGTAAAAGTAAAGCTATCGCTATCATTTGCTCTAGCATCTAAAAATGTTTCTATCTCATCTGATTCTGTTTCTGAAACATTAAAAGTAAGTTGGAAAACTTTTGGATTCTGATGTTGAGCTAATCCAAATAATATTCTATGTTCATAACCATCAGCAAAACGAACTGTTCTAGTAAATGGTGCAGACCTTTTCTGTTGTCCATATGCAGGTTTTATTGAAGGAAATGTAGCCATTATGCAAGTAACCCTCCTGGTCTTTGTTGCTGTATTATTTCAGATTGTACAGCAGCAGAAATAAGAAGACCAAGCTCTCTACCTTGTTCTTCATCTCCCTGCACATTTGAACCAGAAGCATCTACGTTTACTATTACATTTGTAGATCCACCAAGAGCATGATTTGGTGTAACCATACCAGAGACTCCAGGTGTAAACATTTCTGGCCCACGTTCTCCTACTAAATAACTACTTCCACCTTTTACAGGTCCTCCTTCTGCTTTAGCTCCTCTAAAAGCTGGATTTGAAGGCATAAAACCTGCTGTTCCTATATTCGTACCAGAAGCAGTTGTTAATGATCTTCCACCAGTAACACTAAAACCACCAAACATATTACTAAATAATCCCATAATTCCTGATCTAATTTGTGCTGCTAGTATCTGTGCTGCCATATCCAAGAAATGATCTGCTGTACGTTGAAATAGATTTCTTAAGGCATCTTGAGCAGACATAGAACCTCTTACAATACCTCTAAATGATTCTGCAAAACTCGCACCAACACTTCTACTTAAAGCATCAACCTGTCTTAATGGATCTAATAATTTTTTCAATTCATCTTTCGGAGCTTGAATTATTGCTTGCCTTTCTAATTCTTCAGTAATTTGTCTTTGAAGATCTAAAAGTTCCCTAGTTTGTTGCTTGTTACGTTCATTTTCATCTATAAGTGCTTTAACTCTTTCATCTCTGAAAAATTCTGCCTTAAACATCTGTGAATATCTTTCTTGTTCTTCTTTTGTCATTTTTTCTAATATTCCTAAAGATCGCACGATGCCATCCTGATCTTGATAGAAAAACTGTTTGAAAATAGCATCTGCTTTTTGCCTATCTTCAAGTGTTACTTTATTTATCTTTTGTATTTTTAAATCAAGTTCTTTTTGTTCTTTTAAATTTTCTAAATAAACTTTTGCTTCAGTAAGTCCTCCCTGATTTAATATTTTTAAAGTATTTTGTGCTTGTGTAATACTTATCTCATTAGCATCAATTAAAGGTTGGATAGCCGATATTAGAGAATTTGCATCCTTAGATATAGAGGCATATAACTTAAAAGTTGAAGGATCTCCAAAGACTTGAGTTAAAATAGTTCTTTGTGCTGCATCAAATCCTCCAAAAGCATTAACAGCACTTAATACTTCATCCTTTGTCATTTTTAATTGTTTTGCAAGATTATTAATTTGACTTGCTGTAAATGTAGAAGTTCCACCTGTTTCTTTTATTGCAGTATTTACTTTGTCAATTTCTTTTCTAAAATCAATAGCTTGTTGAATTTGTTGAGCTATTACAGTACCAACAATAGACAAAGAGAAACCAAACTGACCGCCTATTGCTCCACCAAGAGCACCACCGACTCCACCTCCGAGTGCTCCTAAACCACCTTGACCAAATAATAAAGGAAAGCCACCACCAATCGCTGCACTACCAATAGCACCTCTAGCTCCACCTCTAAATAAACCAGGTCCACTTTTACCAGCTTTAGTAGAACCAGCAGTAGTTTTAGCTAATTTTTGTGTTTCTAGTACACCTTGTCTTAATGCTCTATTTTGTGACCTCTGCAACCTTAACTGTGCAGCTTTCATATCTCTTATTTCTTTATTTGCTTTTTTCTCTTTTAATAGCTGTTTAAATTGTCTTTCTTTATTACGTCTTATGGATTTTGCAATGGGATCTCCAGCAGAACCAAATCCAAAATCACCACGTTGTTTTGGTAACTGTCTTGCTTCTGCTCTCCTTAGAGATGCTGCTTCTGAAGGAAGCATTGGACCTTGCATTGGTAACATTGGCATTGGACCAATAAATTGTTGAGGACCAAAAGGCACAGGACTTCTACCAAGTCTTTTATTCATATTTCTTCTATTTCTCTCTATTGATTTTTGTGTAGCAGTATCAAAAACAGTAGGACTTGATATTTGCGAAGCACTTCGACTAAATTGAGCAAAATTTGATCCTTTCCTAATACTTTCTAATATTGCCTGTCTTTTTTGTAATTCAGCATTATATTGTCTTTCTGCATTAACCAATTCTCTTGATACAGCTTTAAATTCTTTTGCACCTCTTACTGCTTCATTAAAATTTGTTTGTGCTTTTCTTAAAGCGTTTCCATAACCAATTATATTGGCAATTCCAAATTTAGAAGTTTGACCTATTTCGCTTAAACCTTGTACTGTCTCTTTTACTTTTTTTCCTGTCTGATCTAATTGTTTATTAAAAGCTACAAGTTTATTAGTATTTTTTATAGAAACTAAAAAATCAATATTATAATTAGCCACTTACTATAAAAGTTAAAACATTTTCTCTATATTACCTCTTTTTACCTCGTAAAGCACTAGATCGTTGTGCTTGTTCTTTTTGTTTTTCATACTCTTCGCTTTCAAGTTCTGCAAAAGCAGCCCATCCTATCATTTCTTCAATAGTTAAAGTTTCACATAATTCAGCTACAGTTTTATGTAATTGTTTTGCTAATGAATAAATAAATTTCCAATCGTTATTAGCTTTTTAAATCGGCTTTAGCCTGTTTTACCTCCTTATCAGCACCAGCTTGTACCATAGCGAGTTGTATCTCTTCAAGAACAGATGCTTCAATTTCTCTTCTTAAAGATGCTTTATCTCCATCTACAAATAATCTTTTACCATCTTTATCTAATGATTTTTCAATCATCATCTGTAAAGCATAATCATTAAAATCATCCGTATTGCTTTTCTTTTGTATAGATTCTCTTTCGGCAATAGTTAAAGGATGCCAATAGACAGTAAGAATAATCTCATCATCTTGTTTGATGTCATGTTTATAAAGTTGAGAAACACCAAACTTGTTTCTTAACAGATCAACTGCTCTAGTCATATATAAAAGTAATATTACATTACTATACTACGCATTTGCAGTAAATTGACAAGTTATTAAACCAAGAAAATGTGCAGAATCATCTAAAAGAATAGGTGCAGGGCCAACAATATCTAAAACTCTAGGTTTACAACTAAAAGTATCTGTATAACCAGAGGCATTGACAGAAGTAAGTCCATCAATGACAGCTTCTCCTAATTCAGATAAAGTAGCACTACCTTTTCCTTTTGGAACATAAACATTACATTGAATAACTCCAGAATAAAAATCTTGAGATGCTCCCTGTGTTTGAGATGTCGCCTGTCCAAAATCTATTGACATGATTATGTATTTTTTAGTCTTACCAGGTGTCTTATAAACCATATTGTCATAGATCATTTCTACAGTTGGATCTACGTCTGCAACCGCATCTGTTACTGCTTTTTCAAAAGCTGCTCTGGTGTTAACTAAAGTCATAAATTAGTGTAATCAACAAATTCTCTAGTTGGATCAGCAAATGGCCCAATACCCTTACCACCTTTGAGTCTTTTAGCTCCAATTCCAATTTTAGCTTTATCTGTAAATATCGCATTTACAAGTGGCTTAAGTGTTCCAGAATATTTAGCAACTTTACTTCTGGGAGAAGCTAAAGCACTAGCAGCATACTCTGATCTATTTCCTATATAAACTTTAGAAAAGATTTTAAAATTAAATTTTATATCAGGTATGAATCTTGGAGAAACAATATAATCATCTGCTGGTCTACCTTCCATTGAAGGTTCTATTTTACTCCACGGAAAATAATTTTCTCTTGGCTGATCTGGCCTAGGTCTTTGTGTACTAGCTGTCCAACTTGAAGCAAAAAAACCAGTATCAATAGGACTTATTGAATCAAGCTCTCTATCTTCAGATAATTCAAGTAATGCCGACCTAATAAAATCATTAAAATCACGGGTTAACAAATCTTCGTTATCTTTTTTTACTAATTTACTACTAAAAGGTTTACGTCTTGCCATTACAACCTCACCAATAAAGTAAACAGATAAGTCTGTCCACCCTGTTTTGTATCTATATTAATTATTTGTCCAACTCTTGTAGATCCAGCGTAAGTTATTGTAACCTCATCATCAAAAGTAGGTTGGTTACTTCCAATTAAATCAGGTGTAATGTATATCTTTGCCTCTCTTCTTTCTCTTCCATCAGTTTCAGTAGACCTAATAAACTCTATGGGAACTTTTAAGTCTGAATAAGTTGTATCAACAGTAATATTTTCTCCTGTTTCTACGTTGTAACTAGAAACCCCTTTTTTTGTATAGGTGATAGTTGTATCTAAAGAGTTTCCTAAAGTAGAAACTATATCTTTAGCAACATTTTTTAATAATGAATCAAGTTGTCCTGCCATTATCCTCTAACCACTCTCATCTGAAAAGCACCTGCTCCACCTAACATATAGGCTCCAAGATAACTTTGTAACCACGGGTAAACATCCATAATATTATTTACAGTTCCAGTACCTTGGCTAGTTGTATTGTATTTAACTTGAATATCTCCTAGTTTTACTTCTTCAATATTTCCATCTGTACCAGTAGCACCAGTAATAGCATCAGTATCATTTGCTAAAGCTCTAGCTAATTCATATTGTGCATATTTAATATTCAACGGAATCGTAGAACAGGCTAATTCAACACCATCTACCTGATAATTATTTCTAGGAAATTTAAGTGCCTGACCGTCATCACATCTATCTCCATAAAATACAAAACTATCAATCCATCTGGTAGCAGATATTAGTGCTCTATTTTTTTGATCGTCTGTTTTATTTGTCCACGTTGAAGAGTCTGGAACTGTCTCAAAATAACTATTAGCTTCTGTCAATGTGACATAGCTATTAGCATTAGCATCTTTTATGGTTGCATTTATAGTAGCTGCCACGATTAATAAAGTAATTTAGTTTTATTGTAGCGTAAAGAAAAAACCCCACCAATA